GCTAGTACAAATACCATCACAGGATTAACTAATACTAATCTATCTGGTTCTGCTGGCATTACTAATGCAAACTTAGCGAATAGTTCAGTTACTATTGGTAGCACAACAGTTTCTCTTGGTGGAACTTCTACTTCTCTTGCTGGATTAACTTCTGCTACATTTGCAGGTTCTACTTCTGGCACCACTCAAATTTTATCTGGTGCAGTAGCCAGCAGTAGTGTATTAACATTACCAGTTGGAACAGATACTTTAGTTGGTAAAGCAACTACTGATACTTTCACTAATAAAACATTCAATACAGCAGCTACTGGTAATGTGTTCCAAATTAATGGAACAGGTATTACTGCAGTTACTGGTACTGGTTCAGTTGTTCTAGCGTCTAGTCCAACTCTAGTAACTCCAACTCTTGGTGTTGCTACTGCTACATCTATCAATGGTTTAACTATCAGTACTACTACTGGTACATTATCAATTGCCAATGGTAAAACTCTTACTGCAAGCAATACTTTAACATTCACTGGTACAGACACTTCTTCTGTTGCTTTCGGTGCTGGTGGTACTGTTGCTTATGTAGCAAACAAACTAAGCGTATTTGCTGCAACTACTTCTGCCGAACTTGCTGGTGTTATCTCTGATGAGACTGGTACTGGTGTTCTAGTATTCTCTAACAGCCCAACTCTAGTAACTCCAACTCTTGGTGCTGCTCTAGCAACTAGCATAACTGCCACTTCTGGCAATATGACTGTTAGTGCTGCATCTGGTAATAACAGTATTAACTTAGTTCCGACTGGTACAGGTACTGTTGATGTTGCTAACAAGCGAATCACTTCTGTTGCTGAACCTACTCAGTCTAGTGATGCTGCTACTAAGAACTATGTTGATGCAGTTAAAACTGGTCTTGATGTTAAAGACTCAGTTATCGTTACTACGACTGGTAATTTAAGTGCAACATATTCTAACGGAACTTCTGGTGTTGGCGCAACTCTTACTAACTCTGGCACACAAGCTGCTATTACTATTGATAGTAGAGTTCTTGTTCTTAACGAGCGTGTTTTAGTTAAAGACCAAACTACTGGTTTACAAAATGGTTTCTATAAAGTTACTACTGTTGGTACTGCTTCTACAAACTGGGTATTAACTCGTACAACCGACGCTGACGAAAATAGCGAAATAACTCCAGGCGCATTTACTTTCGTTGAAGAAGGTACTGTTGGCGCAAATAATGGTTATGTTTGTACCAATGTAGGTGCCATTACTATTGGTACTACTGCAATTAGTTTTGTTCAGTTCTCTGGTGCTGGTTCTGTTATTGCTGGTGATGGTTTAACTAAATCTGGTAATACATTAAATGTGGGTGGAACTACAAACCGTATTTCTATCTCTGCTGATGCTGTTGATATCTCTGCAAGTTATGTTGGTCAAGCAACTATCACTACTCTTGGTACTATCGCTACTGGTACTTGGCAAGGTTCAGTAATTGGTGCTACTTATGGTGGTACTGGTGTTAATAATGGATCTAATACTTTAACTCTAGCAGGTTCAGTTACTCACGCTGGATCATTTAGTCAATCGTTCACAGCAACTGCTAATACTACATTAACGCTACCTGTTACTGGTACTCTTGCAACGCTAGCTGGTACTGAAACATTTACCAACAAGACTTTAACTAGTCCAGTTATTGCAACCATTGTTAATACTGGCACATTAACACTTCCAACTTCTACTGATACGCTAGTTGGTCGTGCCACTACTGATACTCTTACTAACAAAACAATCACTGGCGCAGTAATTACTACTGGTAGTATTAACAATACTCCAATTGGTGCTTCTACTACAAATACTGGTGCGTTTACAACTCTTGCAGCTTCTGGTGCAGTAACACTTACCGCTACTACTGATGCTTCTGCTCTTGGTACTGCTGCAGCTGTATTGTCTGGTGGTTTATCTGTTGCTAAATCAATGTTTGTTGGTATTAATATTACTGGTGCTGGTGCTGGAACATCTACTCTCGATGGTTTCAACATCGATGGTGGCACTTACTAATTGAGCTAAATACATGGTGGGTGAAATTCCCACCCCAGTATATACTGGTTGTTTTAATTCTACATAGAATAGGTTATTATGGCTAACACAGTCGTTCTCAAACGAAGTGCCGTAACAGGCAGAAATCCAACCACAAGCGATCTTGCGCTTGGAGAGTTAGCACTCAACACATACGATGGTAACCTATTCTTCAAAAAAGACAGTGGAACTGCTTCCATTGTAACTGTTACCACATTAGCTGGTACACAAACCCTCTCAAATAAAACTCTTGCGTCGCCTGTAATTACTGGCACACTAACTGCTGGTGGTACTGTAGGTACAAATGGACAAGTTCTGGCATCAACAGGATCTGGTCTTCAGTGGATCACAAAAGATGTTTCCACATTAGACAGTTTAACAGATGTTGCTATTAGTTCTCCAGAAGCGCAACAGGTTTTAAAGTATAATGGATCTCAGTGGATTAACGCTAATTCAGATGCTACTGTTGCTTCTGCAGTCTTTGCTGCTAACGCTGAATCAGATTTAGGATCAGTTACTGATGCGATTGTTACTATAACTGAAGATCTTGGTTTGGTCACAGATGTCGCTACTTTTATCTACAACATGGGATCATTGGTTGTAGATGGTATTGTTTCTTTAAACAACTTAGATCAGTCTGTGAAATCAGACTATCTTTCTTATGCAATTATTTTTGGTTTCTAAAGGATTATAATGGCTCGCCAACTTATTGAAAAATATATTTTTACTCCAGGAGAATCAGGAGAAGGAACTTTAAAATTTCCTGGAAAATGTGACTTAACTCAGTTGTTAATTGTTGCGAATAAAACCAATCAAACTAATATGTATGCGATTGGTGACCCGACAAAGAATGGTACAATCACATATGATGCTACGGATAATACTACATTCTATTCAGAACAACAAGGTGTTACGACATTAACATTCTCTTCAGATACTTCAATGTATCTGACTGATGATAAAATTTCCATTTATACCGATGCTCCAAAGAATATTGGTAATATTGTTCGTCCGTATGCGTTCGGTGTTGATGCTATTGAAAGAATGCGTGTTTCCAATCCCCAGTCATTAATTGACGCTGACTTTGAATATGGTCTGCAGCCTACTAAATGGCAAAACTATTTTGATCAAAGAAATATTGCAGGTATTTACGAAAAGCCAGGATTAGATTTGTTCGTAACTGATGTAACAACTGATGGAAATTCACCATCTCTTATTACTGTTACAACTTCTGTTGCTCATGGTTTAACTACAGGAAATCCTATTATTGTTTATGGATTAGGTAATACTTCATCATCTTCTAGGGGTGAGGGTTCATTCGTTATTAATTCTTCAACATCTACAACAATAACATATTACGCAAAAGGTATTGTTGGAACTAATGGATTATCATTATACTCTGCATCAACTTATGCTCGTCGTGGTGGTTTTTATACTGGTGCTGCATTACCAACTTATTCATTCTCATCAAATGGTGCTAATCCATCAGTTATTACTGTAACTTGTTCTGCAAATCATGGATTAGTTCCAGGATGCCCACTAGTTGGTATTGCTGTTACTAATGGTACTAATCATGCATTATTAACTGGTAATTTCTACGCTGAAACAGTTCCATCTCCAACGACATTTACTTTTACTGCTCGTGTTGGTGGTGCAGTTGCAAACTCATCGATTACAGCAAACTTATTTACTCGTTCAGACGCTTTCGTTCTACATCGTCCATTTGATGGTGGTGTTCAGTTAGGTAACTTTGTTCCAACTCATGGAGCATCTGTATCTCGTCAAACTAAAAAATATATGCGTTACCAATCTGGTAAAGGATTATTTTGGTCATCAGGTGTTTTGTTTAATCCTGTTATTAACCTTGATCAAATTTCTGCTGCAGCAACATCCACTGGTTCTTTAATTACTGTAACAACTGAAATTGATCACGGACTTCAAGTTGGTTCAACTGTTGAAATTGCAGGTGTTTTAACATCAGGATATAATGGAACATATGGTGTTAATAGTATCGTTTCAGAAACAGTATTTACTGTTGTTGCTGCTTCTGTTCTTGGTTCTGCCACTGCTGTTATTACATCTTTCCCTCGTGTCACTTGCACCCACTGGTCAGGATCTACTGTTCGATGCGGTCCATTTGATGAACAAAATGGAGTGTTCTGGGAATATGATGGTAAAGAATTGGCAGTTGTTAAAAGATCTGCCACATATCAATTATCTGGTTTTATTACTGTAACAGCATCATCTCAGTCTGTTACTGGAACCAACTGTCGTTTCACTCAACAGTTAAAAGTTGGAGATAATATTGTTATTCGTGGTATGACTTACAAAGTTGGTACTATCACTGATGATAATACAATGACTATTAATCCAGAATATCGTGGTGTTAGTAATTCAACTTCAATTAAATATTCTCTTGTGTCTGATCAGAGAGTTCCACAATCACAATTTAACTATGATAAGTTAGATGGCACAGGGTTTTCTGGATTTGATGTTAATTTAAATAAAATGCAAATGATGGGTATTTCTTACTCATGGTATGGTGCTGGTTTTATTGATTTTATGATGCGTGGAGCAGACGGCAATTTTGTTCTTGCTCATCGTATGAAACAAAATAATATCAATGATGAAGCATATATGAGAACAGGTAATATGTCTGTTCGTTATCAAGTTAAAAACGAATCTGCAGTATCTACTTTAGCTACAAATATTAATGATAGTTATAGTACGCAACTTGCTCTTGTAGATGCTTCTCGTTTTCCAACAACTGGTGGAACAGTATTAATTGATTCAGAACTAATTAACTTTACTGGAGTTTCTGGAAATAATTTAACAGGGTTAACTAGAGCTGCTTCTATGACACAATATGTCGGTGGTAAATCTCAAACATTTACAGCAGGAGCAGCTGCATCGCATTCTGTGGGTAATCAAAAAACTGCTGTTTGGTTAGTTTCTTGCACAGCTTCTCCTACTATCTGTCACTGGGGTTCTTCATATATTATGGATGGTGGATTTGATGAAGATCGTGGTTACTATTTTAACTATACGCCAGCCACTATTTCATTAACAAGTGGTCAGACTAAAACTGCATTCTTCCTTCGTTTGGCTCCATCGGTTTCTAACTCAATTTCTGGCACTCTTGGAGACAGAGATCTTATTAATAGATCTTTATTGTTACTACAGAAACTTCAAGTTCAATCAGATAAATCTGTGCAGGTATACGCTATTTTAAACCCAGGAAATATTGATGCGACTTCATTAACATGGACATCTGTTAATACTGTTGCTCTTGGTTCCCAACCTTCATTTGCTCAAATTTCTACATCTACTACTACTGCTGCGACTCCAGGTGAGCAAATTTTCTCAACTCTTGGACAACCATTAGGTTTTGCTGAAATTGATTTATCTAATTTGAAAGAACTTTCTAATTCGTCAATTGGTGGATATGCTAATTATCCAGATGGTCCAGACATGTTGGCTATTGTAGTTAAAAATATTGATAGTAATTCAGCAAACGCAAATATTAACTTATTCTGGTCAGAAGCGCAAGCATAAATATACAAAAATAGAGGAATTTTTAAATGGCAACCCAAGTACAATTTAGAAGAGGTACAACTTCCCAGAATAATGCTTTTACTGGAGCGATCGGTGAAATTACATACGATACCCAAGTAAAAACATTACGACTTCATGACGGCACTACTGCTGGTGGTGGATCGACTCTTGTAACTCTTGCTGCATCTCAGACATTAACTAATAAGACAATGTCTACCAGTTCCGTGTGGAATGGTACTGTTATTGGTTTGGCATATGGTGGTACTGGTACTTCTATCACTGCAGCTGCTGGTGCAGTTGCTTTTTCTACTTCTAGTGGGATAACTGTTAACTCTCCTGGAACTTCTGGACAACTATTACAATCTGCTGGAACTGGAACTCCAATTTGGGTTAATGCGTCAAGTCTTACTGCAGGTTCTACAACCAATGCTACCAATGCTGTAAATATTGCTGGTGGTTCTGCTGGTTATCTAGTATATCAAACAGATACTAACACTACTGGATTTATTGCTCCAGGAACTTCAGGGTATCTTCTTAAATCCACTGGTGCTTCTACTGCACCAACATGGGTCACTCCAGACATTACACTAGGTACAACTGTAGTTGCTGTTGGTAATACACAAACATCTTTTGCTGGTATTACTTCTATAACAATGGGTAATGGAAGTTATGGTAATGCAACAGTTGGATCTATCACTGGCTCTGGTCCATGGACAGCAACTCTTACTGGTATAACATCAACTACTGGTATTTCAGTTGGACAAAATATTGGCGCAACAGCTGGTACTGGAACTCTTTTTGGTGGTTCTCCTACTAGCGTAGTAGTAGCAAGTATTGTTTCTGGAACAAGTATTACATATACAGTTACTGGTGGAACAACTCCAACTGCTGGTACTGTTACTTCGCTTACCACTTTTGGGTTCTTACAAGTTCCAACTGGAACTACTGCTCAAAGACCATGGGTTCCAGCTAATGGCATGATTCGC